AATTAAGATGAATACGGGTGATTATACTGAACAAACGTATGCTAAGACACCTATAAATAAAGTAGATGATTATGAATTTTCCCGAATTTTTGGTCATCAAGACGGTAATAAGATGGTAGTTGACCAGGACTATAATAAGATTCTGTTAAATCGTGGACTAGACTGGGCAAATAAACCCATAAGTTCCGATGAACGACAGTCAACATATCGTGGTCTCCATGAAGGATTTACTGCAGATGGAGCCGTTGAAATAATAGAGGATTCCGATTGCAAATTATCACGACAGGCTAAGAAAGTAGCACGTATGGTAGAAAAGGAATATGAGTCTGATCCGGATTGGGAACCGGTTGTCGTTCAAGTCGGTCCTAATAACTGGGAAGTAAGTGAATTAAAGCCCCGGTTTAGAGAAGAAGAAAAAAGAGAAAAAGACCGTGTTGTTGATACTACTAATCACGATGTCAAGATTAATTATAGATATCCCGACCAAGAAGTATTAGATGCAGCAACGGACCCCTATTATAAAAATGGAGGCTGGAAAGATGTTAGAGATTACAAGGACGGTGATCCTTATCAAGGTATAGTACCCAATATGGCCAGAATGTTTGGTCCCACCCTAGATAATCAAGATTGGTTAAATAATGCATAAAAATGACTAGGTAGCTAAGTATGATAGACCATGCAATGCGTGTTCTTTATAATGATGACTACGGAACATTTAATTTTTCTGATGCATTTATGGCCGAATATGTTGTGCAAACGGGCAAAGAATTAATTATGTTTGATCCAAGATTCAGATGTGACCCCATTGTTCTTAAAATCTTTGACCAAAATGGTTCAGAGTGGTCATCGGGTCCAAATGCAAGTTTAAAAGTGTATGAATTTCCCGATATGTTTGAAAAGTATTGGGAAATTGACGCTTATTGTGGAGATGAGACAGTTCGTATCTTATATTCCGATGCCCTGGCTGACATTCTTGATACATTCATGGACGGTGGAGACATAGATATTCTCTATCGTCAATACGCAGCAATTAAAGAATTTCAGACTAAGTCTACACTAGATGCTAGTAATTGATTGTCGAGAACGGGCTCTTCAGGCTCTTATAACTTCTCCGTTTAAGAGTGCAAATCTTGCTGTAGGTGATATTTTGATACAAAAAGAAGACGGTGAACCTCTTTTGGTAGCAGAGCGAAAAACACATGCCGATTTTGCATCATCACTTATGGATGGGCGATATCGAGAACAACGGGCGCGTCTTATGGCTACAAGAGGCCAGGGTGTGGCCGTTCTCTATATCTTAGAAGGAACCTGGTCTGTTAATTTGGACCGTGAGTATCCAGGTGTATCTGAAAAACAATTGCAACGTCTAACATCGCGTCTCATCCTCCGCTATGGACTACCTGTTTTGCATACCGGCTCAATTCGAGAAACGGCACAATGGTGTGAACGTCTTCTGGGCCAGATTTTAGAAGACCCATTAGTCTTTCATCCTGAGAAAGGCTTAGCTGCAGAGGCAGTAGGAGCTATGGCCTCTTATGCAGCATCATTTAGTACAGTGAAAAAAGGAAATAAAGATGCGGGTGGTACGGCTGTATCTATGTTATCAGCTGTGCCGGGTTTGGGTAGTAAAAAAGTTACGGGACTCTTAGAATCTAGATCAATTGCTGACTTGTGTAATATGAGCCAGGATGACTTGGCTGTAGTTGATATCGGTGGAAAGAAACTGGGTGCGGCGGCTGCAAAAACATTGTACGAAGCATTGCACAAAACTTGATGCAAATGGGCACTGGTTTACATCGAGTAATGAGTACAGATGCTGGATGGGTATATTGTATGACTAATCCAGCTATGCCAGGTATAGTAAAAATTGGTGAATCGGGTATTCGTGACTTGAATCAGCGCAAGAATAAACTCTTTACTACAGGTGTTCCGATGCCGTTTGATATTGCATTTGCTATATACGTAGCAAGAAGAAAAGAAAAGGAATCGTTGTTACACTTGTATCTTTCTGACAAACGTGTTTGGCCTGGCCGTGAGTTCTTTGAGATAACACCGGAACATTTAAAGGTACTCTTTAATTTGATGGAAGGAACCTGGTGGTCTACAGAGTTGACTGAGCCTTTGGCTCAGTCAATAGAATCTACAGAGCCTACAGAGTCTACAGAGTCGAGCCCGTTGACTGAGTCTACAGAGTCAACTCCGTTGATAGAGCCTACTGTACTAGTCCAATCCACCAAAAAGTGGCAGAGGCCCGGTCTAAATGAGTTTCTAAGTGATGGGCAAAAAGTCTGTCACTTAGCATCTTGTAACACAGAATGGGTTGGTACATACAGTCGTGTAAATAATGCAATCATGTACAATGGAATCGGCTATACTCTGAACCAGTTTGCCCGTGCCCATTACGAAGAAGAACGTCCTGACAGGAAACCCGGTTGTAATGCATGGAAAGAGTGCAAGGTATTGAAGGATTCATCCTGGATTTCTATTCATTCTTTTAGCAAGTGACAATCCGGTGAATACCATCCATTTTTATGCGGTCTAATAATATCCAGAACACTCTGAAATACATAGTCGTATTGTGGTGCAACATTGTGCATATCATATAAACGGACTGCTCGGTCTCTAACATATTTTCGGTCAAATGCACCATCCAATGCCATCTGGACACCACGACAAAAATCCGCAAGAGTATGGCATCGTAGACCAGACTTAAACTGTTCTACTGTTTCAACATATGCCCCGTTGTCCACTGTTATTACTGGAGTACCACAGAGCTGGGACTCTACTGCCGAACAACCAAACGGCTCCAAATATATAGTAGGACACATGGTGGCTACACACGACCCAAGAAAGTCAGACCGTTCTTTTCCATGAATCGGAGGTAGATACGATATGTTAGAACTCTTGAGAAATGGTGCAGGGTCACCTTGGCCACATAAGACAAAATCTATCTGAGGAAACCGTTTAGCCACTTCAGCAATTATACCGCATCCTTTTTCACGTACTATACGTCCAAGAAAACCAACTTTTGGTTTACTAGAATTATATGAATCCGCAAATTCACTTGAATCAAAACTGTGCGGAATAACAAACCAATAATTATTGGGCCATTTTTTCTCTTCACCTAATGTCTTTGACATCCAACTATAACTTTCAAAAATCCGGAAATTACGATGCGAATTATTATATCCAATACCGGTTTCAATCACTGTATAATTGGGTTCTAATGCTGTATTATAAGAATGGCCTAGAGGTATACAGACTATGTCCGTATTAGGATTTCTATAATTTTTCTTAAGTTCTACTCGGAGTCTACGGTTAAATTCTTCAAATAAAGGCGTACTATAATTAGCCAAAATACCTACAAGAGTCTTTGGATTATCTAACATAGCTTCTGCATCGGCTCGTGTAATCTTATTGAGACCCATTAAAGATTGAATTCGTAACTCAGTCCATTCTTTTTGAGTCATAAGGTCAACTTGATACGTTGCACCACTCTGGGATCCTTCTACTCCATAATGAATCACTTCGTATTTTGAGAGCATCTTGCTAAAACGTTTCACTTTGCCCGTAAATGCATCGTGACTATATTCATCTGTAGTAATAGTATATGGAATAGCCGGTAAATGAAGACGAATTTTTTGTGAGTCTGCATCCAAGATAGACAACATAGGTGTGGGCCACGACCTAGCCCGCGACAAGTCTATTTCATTGTTATATATGGCTTTTGAAGCCCATGCATCCTGATAATATATTCCTGAATGTTCGGTTCTGTATCCAGGATATTCTTCTAGAATAGTACTTGTTCCAAGCTTAATGTGTTCAGAATTTTGTGGTCCATAATGCGCCATATACAATGGCTCTTTATCTATGGCATCTTTGTATAATCGACCTAATAGACGGGGTCCAGTAGGACACCATGGTGTCTCACCGTAATAAAAATTTTTAGCATTTTTAATAATCTGTACTATACCTTGAAGAAGCATGGGATTTTGAGGTTTAGATACCATGAAACCATTATATACGGAACCCTTTCCATCTGAAACAAAGTATTCCCGTGTTAACAGTGTAGATAGTCGTATAGTCGGCTTCAATTTAATATCCATATACATTCCACCAAAGTGATACAGAATACATAGACGCCACAAGTCAGCCTTGTATGCTCCTGGTATTAGAGAACGCCATGTAGCCACAACTTCTGGTGGGAAATGTGCTGTCAAAAATTGTTCACACTCTTGGTCGTCATAAATATAGACTGACATATCGGATGCAGAAACAATCTTATTAACATTTTCTCTCATTAACGGTGGATAGTCTTTGGTGGCCCAAGTCATGAAAAGTCGAGCAGGAATTATGTTAGGACTTGTAGGCTGTTCATCAACAAATGCGGAATCTGTAATATAATAGGAATCTGTAACAGAACCGGTCATCTTTCGTTTTTGTAGATGAACATAAGAAGTAGGTTGGTTTTCACCGTCATCATAGACTGTTATTAGACCCGTTGGGGTTCTATGCAGATATGAAATATTCTTAGCCGGTTTAGTCACATTAAAAAAGTTTTTACTGTATGATGCAAAATCTGGACGGAACATACCAAAAAAACAGGGTGGAACTATATCACAAAAGGAGGATTGAAGATAACACATTGAAAATCCGTGTGTCTTAATAGCATTAAGAAGAGGTTCTCTGAAAGCAATTTCATCTGTAATATGGGTCCGTGTATCAATACACAAGTCATACAGTTTTGGAACTGTTAAGAACAGATTTTTGAGAACAGTAATATTTCTAAGTGCTGTAAAATGACCATGATATCCTCCAATGATGTCTGCATCGGACAAAAATGATGCAAGATTACCATAAATAACGTCAATATCTCCCCAGCCTACGTGTTCAGAGTCATACAAATCTTCAAAGATAAGTGGGAACATTATCTTAAAATCTACAAGTTTGTATGGTGTCTGCACTACTTCGGCAGTCTTCCCATACATCTTTTTCAGAAACTGCTGGATTCTAACACGTAGTTGGTCCAGTGTCATTTCGACTTTCCGAAGATTTTGTGGAACTTGGTAAGCGGTTAAGTCAATGTCCGTAATCAGAACTACTGTTAGAATGGGATTGACAGCTAAGGAATCCAAGTATAACTGAAAATAAGATGGTAGAGAACCAAAATAAGGTATTAGGAGTGTTATCATTAATAGTTATTCTTGACTCGATGGTTTAAATCTAAGAGCGTTTCCTAACCTGAGTTCGACTAGGATAATAATGCCGACCGTTTAGCGTGAAACGCCATGCTATCTTACCACTTGAATACACGTGCTCCTTGAGTTCTACACTCAGAGCACCTGAATCAAACGCTGCATCAAACATGTCAGGTGGAAGATCCTCGGGATCTTCAAGAGAAAAGGCACGGCCTGTAGATACCCATACTTCTTCAGGCTCTTTAACGGCCTTTACAAAGTTATATGCAAACCATATGGCCATTAGTACTACAAGAACAGGCAACATATAGGAAGGTTGGGGTGAGTACTGAACTACTGCAGAATTCATTGATAACATAATTTTATGACATACTAGTGTCAACTTTAGGTTTAGGTTTAAGGAGGTCTACGTATATAGATATATATGGATGCAAAAATCTATAATCCCTGGAATCCGCATAATCGTGATATTCCCACTGCTGAAATTACACGAATTGCCGGTTATACGCCCAAACGCCTGGAGTTATTTCGCCAGGCGTGTGTGCACAAGTCGTTTGTAAAGGCTAAACAAGATAGTGCACAGACTGTGGCTCCCAGACCGCCGGATTGCATGGACTTAAAAGATGCTGATAATGAACACATTGAATTTGTAGGTGATGGATTCTTAGATGCTATTGTGGGAGACTACTTAGAACATCGATATCCTGGCGAGGGCGAGGGATTTTGGACATCTCTGCGGTCGGACCTTGTAAACAATGAACATCTTGGTTCTCTTGCAATCAAGTTGGGAATGGCCCCATGGTTAATTATGAGTCGACACATGGAGGATATTTGCAATGGTCGTCAGAATAATAGGATGCTTGGCTCCATGTTAGAAGCCTGGGTGGCAGCAATGTATCGTGACCGTGCTTCTAATGATCCTAAGACAGCGTTTTGGTATGTGCAACAATGGGTAATTAATATCTTGGAAACGTACGTTGATTTTGGTGGACTTATTGCAACAAATACTAATTACAAGGATCAGCTTCTGCGATTTTATCAGTCTACATATCACCAGCCTCCTCGATACAAAGAAGTCAGTGTTGAGGGTCCGCTTCATAATCGGACATTTACTATGGGTGTTCTATTTCCTGATGGAACGGTATGCTGCACTGCTACTGCACGTAATAAGAAAGAGGCTGAACAGGAGGCTTCCCGGCTTGCACTGATTCAGTTGGGTCAGCTGTAACATTTTAAAATATAGAGAAACAGTAGATGTTTAAAAAGCCGTTGCCAGCATTGGATTTGATGAAAGTTAAAGTTACAAAAAAAGAAACATCGGTACCGGACCCATTTAGTCCTAGTATACCTGCGCCAGCATCTGTTTTTAATCCTGTACCGAAGGAGGCCAGAAATGCAGAACTTGGGCCCAAAGTCGTTCAACAAGTTCAATCTATAGTTCAATCTACGATTGAACAAGTACCTTCTATAGTTCAACAAGTTCCTATAGTTCAATCTACGATTGAACAAGTACCTTCTATAGTTCAACAAGTACCTTCTACGGTTCAACCGGTTGCACCTGTATCTGTAGTAGAACCTGTTAAATCTACGGTTGCACCTACGGTTGATCAACCGGTTGAACAACCAGTTGAACACGTAATATCCAGACAAGAATTTTTAGGCAGCACGAGTAAGCATCTTCAAGAAATAATCATAAAAACCCCACCCGTAGAAATTATTAAAAATACATTTGTCCCAATAACATCATCTACATTCAGTGATTTCATGGTTCAAACATATATTCAATATAGTCCACGTCTTCAGCAATTTATAGCAAAAAAACGCAGTCTTCTCGAAGCCGGTGAAACCGAAACAGAAGCCGAAAGAAAGGCTCAGGAATCTATGAAAATACCCAAGGTTATTGATGAAGATGCATGTAAGAAACGAGACCCTAACAAGGTCGAAAATTTCTATTATCAAAAACTTGTTCGAGATTATTTACAACGAAATTCGCCGTATCGTGGTCTCCTAGTGTATCATGGTCTCGGTTCTGGAAAGACATGTACTTCTATTGCAGCAGCGGAAGCACTCTTATGGGGTGGAATGAAAGTTGTCTATGTTCTAACACCAGCCACCTTGTCTAATAACTATAAACGCGAACTTGGCAAGTGTGGATTTTTTCCTTTAAGAACTAATAATTATTGGTCTTTTTTGACGGCTTCATCTCCAGGTATAGAACAATTCTGGTTAGTCAATGTTCTCGGACTTCCAGAGGCCCATGTCAAGAAAATGGGTGGAGGCTGGGTTCCAGAACCTGATAAACCATCTAACTGGTCTTCTTTGAGTCCTGCAGAACAGTCAGCTATAGAAGTCCAGCAGACAGCTCATCTCAAACATCGATTCCGGTTCATTCACTACAATGGTGTTGTGCCTGAAATCTTGTCTCAATTAGCTGCCGATGGCGTGGCAAAAGGAAAGTCTATGTTCGATGATTCCGTAGTCATAATAGATGAAATTCATAACTTGGTTCGAACAATAAATGGATCTAAAATTGGCAGTCAGCCTCTAAGTGTAATTATTGACAAAATGGAACCCCGTGAACCCACGTGGTCTACTCCTCTGGGCCGTGAACGTCCAGGATTCCGTTATCCTCGTGGCTATTCTCTGTATCGTCTTTTACAGAATGCAGTCGGTGCCAAAATTATTGCACTGTCGGCTACTCCAATGATTAACTATCCGCATGAATTATCTATTCTTCTAAATATTATCGGCGGTGAACAACGTATAGTAGAGATTCCATTAAAGGATGCGGGTAAAAGACAAGAACTCAGTGAGTGGGCTCTTGCAAATCCTACAGTGGACTTCTTTGCGATTGAAGAAAACGACCGCCGTCAGTCTATTCTGACTGTAACACCGGTTCCTTATGGATTCTCAAAGGTTGTAGACGAAAAGGGAATGCGGGGATTTCTAAGAGGCACAGTCGATGCAAAGGGAGGACACAAACCGCTAGATGTCGGCCCAGTAGAAGAATCTAGAGAGCGCAAGATGGATGTCTGGTCTGCATCATTAGTTCAAGACTTGATTGCCAAAGGACTTATATCAGAAGTTGTAACCGGTGTAGTAAGAACTCTGCCTCTTTTGCCAGAAGACCCAAAGACATTTGTTGAACATTTTATTAATACCAATACGTTGGAAATCCAGAATTCAAATATCTTAAAAGCCCGTGCAACTGGCCTAATTTCTTACTATCGTGGAGGCGATGAGAATCTGATGCCCAGAATAAGTCGTAATGAATTAGTACTGGTTCCTATGCACGAGTTTATGTTTGCGGGATATACCAGAGCTCGTCTAAAGGAATTAGAAATGGATACACCTCAACAGAAACAAGCAGAAGGAGGAAAACCTACAAAAGGAATGTCCGTGGCCGAGATGGACTTGTATACACAGGCTACAAAGTCACAGGCAACCGGATTTTTATCACTGAGTCGTGCCGCGTGCAACTGGGTCTTTCCTACAGAGGTTCCTCGTCCAACTCTGGATAAGAAAAAACAGGCAAAACTTCTTGGTATTGACCAGAGTCGTATTATTGCTGCGAATTTAGCAGTTGGTGATGACGAAGAAATTGTGGAGGATGCAGAAGAACCTGGAGAAGGAGAAGGAGAAGGAGAAGTCATAGAAGGTGCACTAGCAGATGTTCCAGTAGCACCTGCCGTAAAAGATGCCGAAGTTGATGGAATTATAGGAGGATTAATGTCAGGCCTAGAAGCCCAGGCAGATAATTATTTAAATACTAATCTGGCCGTTTATTCAGGAAAGTATGCTAAGATGATAGAAAATATTAGGAAAACCAGTGGTCCTGTCTTGGTCTATAGTAATTTCAAGAGTCTGGAAGGTCTTGGTATTTTTGCAGCCGCACTCCGTGCAGCTCCAGAAAAATATGTAGAACTGGATATAGTCAAAGAAGCCGGTATCTGGAAAATACCTGACTCACTGTTAGTTCCTGGCCCCAAGTATATCCTGTATACGGGTGACAAGGACCATGAAAAACGGCGTATTCTTTTACAGCTATACAACGCCGACCTAAAAAATCTGCCAACCAAGTTAGCTGAGCAATGTAAACAACTGATACCGTCTCAGCCTGATAATCGCAGTGGAGACATTTGCAAGATTTTCATGATTACTCAATCTGGTGCTGAAGGTATATCACTCTTCAATACCCGACAGGTACACATCATGGAACCTTATTGGAATAATGTACGTCTACAACAAGTTATTGGACGTGCTATTCGTTTGTGTAGTCATATGAATCTACCATGGGCCGAGCGCGAAGTAGAAATCTATACGTATTTATCTGTATTTACCGCAGAACAACGGGCAGGTGCAAAAGAACTTGCAATGATTGACAAAGGAATGACAACGGACCAAATCATTCTGGATATTGCTACTAAGAAACAGAAATTGGCCGACGGTCTATTTGATATTGCACAAACATCGGCTATAGATTGTCAGCTTCACTATCATGAACATGGATCGGCTACACAGTGTTTTAAATTCAAACAAGATAGCAGACCAATGTTTATGTATCATCCAGATTGGCAGAAAGATGTGCAACTAGCAGCGAGTTTTAGATAATTTAATTCCACCCTATTCCCATAGGAGCACAAGTGCATACTAGACCATCCATTAGTCCAGGTGCAGTATTGCAATCTAATCCAGGTTTGTTCGTTTTCACACACTTGGCTCCTTTCCAGTTAACTGGTAATTCAGAATTCCATGGTTGACCACCTACACCGCCACAATATCGTTGACAAGATACCGTACCATTATTACCATATGTATCTTCTGTAGGTGCGGGGCCTATATTTTTCCATAATGCACCGCCGTAATGATATGGTGTATAACCTGCAGCACCAATATAATTGTTTAGTTGAAATATACTACCATCATAAATTGCTTTTTCATTTTTCCCATATGTTTTACCATAATCAAATATAAATGCAGGTGGATTATTGGATGGATATACAATAATCTGTTTGACATTATCATTAAATCCGCCTCTAGAGCAAAAATTGAATTCACCAGGGCCAACAACCGTCTGAGTTGCACCTTGTGCATTTACCAGAATAGCCGATGCACCAGCAGGTACAATAACATAAGAAGCCCCGCCTCCAAAATCTTTACCGGCATAGAAAGTACCTGCACCAGGTAAAATTACATTTTCACCAGTTGGACCACAGTGTTCTAATACTTTTATAGATGGGCAACGATTAGGATATACTGCAGCAATACCGTAGACTTTCTTAATAAAGTCTAACTGTTTGGGCCCAGGATTATCCGCAGCTCTTTTCCAAGAACTAATTTGACTTAGAACATCGCCCCACGTAGCCAGATTCCAATCTGTTAAATTTGCTAATGACGTTCCTGCAGGAGACCATCCTGCAGCTTGAGCAGTACGTTTAATGCAGGGAAGAGAAAAGGGTTTGGGGGTTGAATTGGAAAATCCACACATATCAAATGCAGTTCCATAACATAAATTATTAGCTGCACCGGCGGTCCTAGGATTAGGATCATTGCCCCATCCTTTTAATGTAGTTATAGCTTGTGTAGCAGTATTACGTGTAATATTTCCATCTTTTAATATACCCTGAGGCAGACTTAAGCCACGTTCTAAGAGTACTGTGTTCATATCATTAACTTTTTCAGAACCAAAACCGGACATTAAACCCTGTGAAAGAGAACCCGTAGTATTACATTGTTGATTTACCAAGTCTGCTACGCACTTAGCTGACATCGAACCATCTTTACATTCATTAGCAGCTGAAGCCATACTAGGAGAACCAGTATTGAGACCACGACAATCCCAGGACCATGAACCTCCCCCAGCCTTTAAACATTCACCACTTCCATACCAAATTCCATTCATACTGCCACAATCCTGTTGACTATAAAGACGTATATTACCATCACTGCTTGCATATCCCAGACCTTTACATGTATATAATGGGTCACATTGTCCAGGCATTCGAATATCACTGGCCGGACAATTCCCTTGGGGATTAGATGGAAAAGCCGGGTTTCCCTTGCCATCCGTAACAACTCCTCGGCCCGTCGAAACACACCATCCCATGTTAGGATACGATGAGTTAGCAATATCATCGCATTTTCTTATCCTAGATCCAGCCTTTATTCCTTCTTTCTGTGTAGCGGCATTAAGGTCCCAGATCCATTCACCAGCACCGTATGTTGTATCTAAGGTAGGACTCATGGGCCCTCGACGGGTTCCATATGCTCCTACAGAAGTTAAATCAGAGTTAGGTATATGCCACCATCCACATCCCGTACGAGCAGTTGCATCTCTCATCTGGGTATTTAGAGGTGCAGTTCTGCATGCTCTGTCTTTTTCCAATACAGTAGAATCCTTTCCAAACATGGAAGTAAATGTCTTTGGATCAAAATTATTCGTAAATGTTGGTATCATAGTATCAACCGTTCCTAATGCCGGCGTAATATCCGTATTCAATGAAGTTGGAAATGCCGTATTCATCTATAGTTAACCTAATATTTTACTAATGAGATTACAGTAAAGTTACTTTGGGGTTGCCATAATTTCTGCTAGGAATAATACCTCCTAAATTTTGCATATCTATCCAATCTTGATACGTTTTTATTTTAAATTTAGATAAATCGCCTATCCATGACAATATTACACCAAATAAATTAGAACCGGCAGTATTAACACTAGTAGCTACTATATATTTATCTTTTTGACCTAATACTATCCATGCACCATTAGGGTCTTTTATTTTAACGGATATAAGCATTGGTGGTAAACCATCGGCCTCCATAGTACCAATAGAATTAGGCGGAGGACATAATAAATTGACTACTCCATTAAATCCAGCTTCAGAAGGTGCTGTAAAAGTCTTAGGTTTGCCGTCATCACATTTATAATCAATTACGAGTGTCTTGCCACATCCAGGTGCAGGATCTCCTCCTGTCTGCGTGTAATTATATGTATAATCAAAACTATATAGACCATTTGTTAATTCCTGAAACATAGATGTACGATTTCCTTTGAGAGCACCATTACAGTTCTTGCCATAGCTCGCTTCTATAATATTAATCCCTGGTAATGGTTTACATGAGTTAGCATTTAATTCAGGTTCAACTACGTTTGCATTATAACAATTGGCCATTGCCTTGGACCATGCGGGAAAATCGGAGGTATTATTTGCGGCTGCAGAAATAGATTGATAATATGCCTCGATAGCAGATACACTACCCATGTCGTTCGCATTAGAAATATTCTCTTCATTGGGTGTGCCATCAGGATTTAAAGGTGCTAATTTACCCGTAGTACAATTTGTCTTTTTCCATAATGAATCTAGACATGCCGGAATATGAGGCCCTGTATTTTTATTTGGACCATCACATAAATTAGCAGGTGTTTGTCCCAGCATTTTCTGCGATGCGTCGATAAATTCAGACATAGACAATGGTCTACCAGCTCTATCCGTACCATATGTAGCCTTGTTACCTAGATCATTCAATAACTCAGATGTAGCTTCTATACTCGGACCCTTAGCATCATTTCGCACCAATGCATTAGCCTTTGCCTGTGTAGAAGGATACAGAGTTCCATTTGATGTACCACCAGCTCCTGCAAATAACTCTTGTAAACAAAATACAGTCGGATTAAACGCGCCCTCGGCATTATAACACGAATTTGAACCTAAGATACCAGCTCCCGTTGGAGTATGAACCATAGGACCTGTAGGACATGCTTGGATATCTAATTGGTAATAGGGATCAGCCAGAGTACCAGGACATGTTAGACCCACAGTGACTTGATTAAATATCTTTTGTGCGGCCAAAGAAGAACCATCAGGAGTATAATAAGAACGCCCATTATCCATTGTAACAACTAAAGTAGAACCACTGCTACCTACATCGGCAGGAACATTAATATTTTTGTTTTGTATAGCCATTGTCAGAACTTTTGTCAATACATCCGTTGTACCATACATAGCTGACACAGGAATACCTGGTATAGTACCACGTCTATACCACATTACTGTATTTGGAACAGTGGCCGAATATGCAGGAAATTTGGTCTCAGTAGCAAATGCCCGTGTAACTACCAAAGAACGCTTGTCACCTACTACACCTATAGCCTTGTCAGGACTAATAGAAGTTTCTCCTACATCAACACTGATTACGCGCTTTCCGTCTTCGCTAGATAACCAAGCACACCATACTGCCGGCATACCCGTTACCTGTATAGTAATAGAGGCATTCTCGACTAGAACAATAGACACCGTCTGAGGATCTAAGATACGTTTTGATGATGGAGCTATATTAACTACCGTATTTGCGGAACCATAGGTTACTTTAGTTCCGCCTGCACCAGGATGACTCACATTAAGAATAGCATTGAATGCCTTTGGTTTAGGACCCACAAACAAGAGTGGACCCGAAGAACCATAACATTGTCCACAGTTACCGCCGGCCGTTAATGCAGTAGTATTCTCGCATTCCATTTGACTTTGACGGGCTTCGCAGTTTTCCTTTACAAGTGTAAAATTAGAAGCGGCACAAAAACCAACTGTGGGTGCATACACTGCCGGCTGACCAGAGGAAACAGCTAATTGATTAGCACGGATTTGGTCATCACTGGAAATGTATAGCCCACCTTTCCATTTAACACCCTTACTATTCTTTCCATCTTTGTGACAAAAACCGCATTCAGCCATACGAGGGTCACTGAAATCACAATTTACGGGTAGACTCTCACAGAAATTAATCTTGGCTTGAACCATGCCTGTTTGTTCTATCCATGGTTGAGGCTTGGACCCATCTGTCGTACCAAAACCTAAGTTATCCATAATAAGTGTTTGAAGACTAGCAGTTTTATTTGTAGAGGTAGCAAGAGCCTGTCTCATGGATTGGTCAACAGCATCGGGAGAATGGTTTGTCGATGGATTAATTACACGAGCTAAGTCATTTTGGCGCCGTTCTTCTTCAAACTGGAGTTGTTGGCGCTGGGCCAACAAAGATTTTGGATCTTGAGTCAAAAATCCTTCGGTGCTTGAATTTTTATAAATAATAAACAGACACATTGTAAACACAATTAATCCGCCTAGTACAAGCCATGAATACATGTCCCCTACATGTATTCAAGGATTTTTTAGCTGTCTACACATTATCGGGTCTCAGATTTGTGGTAGAATCTAATTCGCGCACAGTCAGTCTCAAAGTCATCTGAACTTGGCGATTCACATTTAAGACTGCTCCTTTTGTAATAAATACTGGAATATTTGGTGCTACTTCTGCATTAAATTTGTCGCGCTTACAGTCACCGTACTGCGGATCAACAAATCTATTCCGGATTATAATATAATTAGCGTATCCACAGTCATTTGACCCATCAATAATTGTAGACGTTAATTGTGTAAGATCATCATAGGCGGTTCCTACAACAACATGACCCGATTCTTGTTGAAGCCATGCAATTAAATCTTCGTTGCCCATATTACATTCAAGACCGGCAAACTGGAGACGATCCATTGTAGAAAAAGACCACATAGGAAACCAAGTTTCAGTCTTAATAAATAGATATTCACCACTTGTATCAAAATAACAACTGACGATACTACTGTTAGAACCTATGAGAATATCAGTCACTGCAACTGCATCAGGTAGACTAGATAAGAGTTGATTTTCGGGATTTAAGATACTAAAACTCATTTTCTGTAAAGAGGCCAGAGGTGTAGGAGCATAGATACGCTGGGCCTTTAAGAATTTAGGGAAAAACAGTGTATGACCTCTATTAACCATCTTATTGGTAGTCATACTCTCTGAGCGCCATACTGCATCATACTGACACACGGCCAACGACTTATCTATCTGTTCATTTGTACCATAGTTATTACCGGTCATTTCATCCATAATGATTGTAATATATGGCATACCCATGGCACTAATAAAAGACAGTTCGGGTGCAGAATCGGAACCTGCTGTAGCACATTCGCGTTGAACTACAACATCAAGACTCTCTACCGGAAGAATAATTTTAACAAATTCAATTTTTGTAATATTACGAAAACGATTTGTAAGTGTGGCTTGTGCACTTGTTCCTTGTGGCCTAGATACCGAATCAAGTTGTATTGCAAAATTGTACCGATTCTCTTTGGTTGAATTTACCCAGTCACGGTCTTTGGAATTCAAAAATAGATTGTACTCGACTTCGCGGTATTTTACTACATTATCGTGTTTTATTAGAAAGTCTTTTGACTGTACTGGCTGTATTACAGGTTCTATATTTGTTCGACGAGACTTGATACGCTCGAACTTATCCAGCGGGCTTTCTTCGTCTTCGCTTGGCATAGTAACACCGGTAGTGTAATCTTGCATGTTATCAAAAGAAGCCATAGTCAGAGGAGGCATACGAAAATTGTTTTCTCTTTCTCTTTCTCTTTCTTTTTCTCTTTCTTTTGGTGCTGGGTCAGATTCAGAACCTGAAATAAATCCCGTATTGCGTTTTAACCACTTAGCCATAGAAGAATACGTTTCCCGTAGAATATCTATGTCAGAACCACCAGTGGCCCGTATCTCTCTAACATAATGTCTTAGTGTACGATTTAGACGAGACGTAGCCTGTTCCGTGAGACCGCCAGGTATCTTCTGGGAAAACGTTTGTTTGAGTGAAGACAATAAGTCCATTACTATATACTGCGAAATTAGCTTGTGTTGGCCAAACGTGTCTTACAAGTCCAAGAATTTAATGGCATCTTTTATTGCTATCTCACTTGGGTTTTCAGTTGCATAAATAAGATCACGAATAGCATTCATAGTATCATCATCTACACGATTCTTGCACAAGTCTATAAAATTCCGTCCTTTTAACAGTGAAATTATGATATACATGCAATATGTTCCACATTCGGACTTTTTGCGCTGATGACGGATGTCATTCCACAGAATTTCGGTGCATCCTTGTTCGTGGCATCTGCGCAGAAACCGTTTTATTTCGGGACAGGCCTCGTAGCCATAACTGTCGTAGTAATATGACTTTTTTGCCTTTATATCAACATAAGCACATACCCAATGACTTCCGGGTTTGTCATGGGGATCTAGATTGAATACTACACCAACGGCTGTCTTACCGGCTGCTTCTAGTTCTTTGATGTTTAGATTGCATATTTCATCGACAACACAAGTATTCCAAGACAGTTTCTTATCAAAATCTATTGGTACGGGACCAATAAATTCAAATGTTGGAAAAGCGGGCTCGTACTGTTCCATGACCTTCCCGATACTGATAGTATCTAGCCACTCGAGCGGTTTAGTTAACCATTCTTGAGGTTTGGGGGGACGAAAATAAGGAAGTCCCATAGACTTGTCACTTGGCCCACCTAGTTTCTGAAGAGCACAGTACTCGGATTTGCACTTGTATTGATTATTCATGCGAGTACGTAGAGCCGCCCACAGACTTTCTTTTTTTTGAATAGTGGCGGGTATCTTGTGTTTGGGAAATTCTTTGTTCCATGCATTTCGAAGACGGATTAGCATATCTATAGGTAGACACGTTGTCTTAGTTGCCTTTAATGTGGCAGGATTACATTGATAAAGATTAAAATCCGGCATACCCCCCTGCATAAGAAAAAGAAAAAACATCTTGTAGAGGATGCAGACGTATAATCCAAATACAATATACATTATTGGAGACAAAGTCGTCTATAATGGTCTAGCGTATCAGATGTTAACTGCACCTGGTATTGCTGGAATTCCTCCACCAAATCCTATGTATTGGACATCTATACCCATGCCGGTACACATGGAATTAGACTTTAGTGGTGCATGGTCTTGGAGTTTACCTCTATGGGGCCTAGCATTACTTATTGCATACTTAGGAGTAATCTTTTTAGAGACACCAATATATGAAGTATATACCGGTGCCTTTCCTGTAAAAACAGGAGGGGCGCTTACAAAATCTAGGTCCAGATAATAGATATGGATGCTATGTCGAATCTTCAACACTATGTTCCGGCTATTATTATAGGAATAATTTCTATTATAGCTATTTGTACAGTAGCGTTGCTTATACCTCTCAATTCAGTACCAGCAATTTCCGGTGTGTCTATTATATTTGGACTGGCATATGCTCTGTCTTTTCTAGGATGGTTGATTGCAGTAAGTTTTTATAAGAATAAACCTGAAGAACTTACTTGGTTAAATACACACTTAATGTTCTTGGTATTTTTTCCAACCACAATTGCTGCCACAACGATGAATGTGGTTTCTATTCAAAATGCATCCAATAATATATCTTAGAGTTAAAGCACTGATTAATTACAATAAATAATGGTGTATCCAATTATGTTTGTTGGACCGGCACGGGTAGGTAAATTGACACAAGCAAGAGCAATGTTAGGAGCAAAAGGTACCCCTGTACTCAGAACTCTGGCTATAGGAGACTATATGGCCCGTTATTGGGAATTTTCCACTCATATGGAAGTAGATATCTTAGACTTGTCAATGATGGATAAACAGATTCTTCCCGAAATTTTGGTACAGCTTCTTTCAACTCGTGATGTACTCGGTTCCGGCCGTAAACTGATGATACTCCGGCATATTCATGCACTGTCTCCTCCGGCAGCAGTACGTCTCCGAGCCTGTATGGAAGAACTTGTATGGTCCCGTGGTGCACCAGCCATGATTTGGTGCACTGCACGTGTTGTAAATCATGTTGTAGTTGGACTCTTAAATGGTTTTGTATATCTTCGAGTGTCTAAGTTTACCACTGACAATTTCCAGGAAAAAATTGCTAAACGGGTCGGTGCTACAGTAGCCCCTCCTACGATTTCATCGTATATAGCCGATATGATGCGACAAATGATTATAGCAAAAGATTCGGTGCCTGGACATGATACAATTAAATGGATTCGGGCCCGAGTGTATGAATTGTTGGGTCTGATGATAACCGGTTCAGAACTAACATCATGTCTCACTTGGTCCACAGTTCGACTTGCGGCAACAGGAGCAATATCAGATAAAGAGGCTACTAGAATTATAGATGTCTTATCAAGAGTTCGATGGGTTCCATCATATAGAACTCCACTGATGTTAGAAATGATTATTGCTGCAACATTTAATAGTCTTAAATCAGTGGATTAACAACTATAGTAGGTCTTATTTGTTGTTCTTTGATGGCTCTATTCCTATAATAACAGATAGTAATTACAGCAATAATAAAAATTACAACAGTTGCCACGCCTCCTATTATAGCAGACGTATTACTGGCTTTGTACGAACCAATCTTTGAATCATTTCCTGCATATAGTACTTGACATCCAGTATCTAAAAAAAGAGTCATAAGCTCGGCTCCAGGTATTGGATGTTGACATGCAGTATCAGAATATAGTGTAATAGCATTTATTAGTAAGATACTTTTTTCTGCACAGGTTCCAACCGTTGTGGTCCATGTAATACACGAGTCGGTACAAACCAAGTCAGAGCATTTTGTTACTGTAAGTATACTCATATCTACTAGGTATCGGCTAAAAACTTGACGGCTTAACAAGTAATACTTTTGTGTTTTAATGTCTAAGGTTCCTGGCACATATTATTTCGAGTATCCTACCGGCTTTGTTCCTTCTGCTCCTCCATTTACAACATGGAGTGGTCTACTTATTGTAGACCCTGATTCCGTCTATGCAGAGCGTCTTCTCAATAAGTGTGGTGGTACTGTTATGACGGGGCCACTGACTAATAAACTGAAAGAACATGATGGTAAGAATGTAAAAGACAAGGATGGTAATGATATAATGCAGTCATTTGGTTCTGCCGGTTGGATTAGTGGATTCTGGACCGCACCTGAGGATTGGACTGAGATGGCTGCGGGTCGCGAAGATATGAAACCTTATTCTAAGTAGGGATGGACGAGTATGTAAATCTTCTTAAGTCTACGTGGTCTAACATATGTCCTGACTATATCCATATCTCACCTGATAAGACACAGATGCTAGCAAAAATGGCAGAAAATTCTTTTGATGGTGGTCGTACTTCGTCATGGGTTGCCTCTATTACACCAATCTGGATATCTGTTCGAGCAAAAAATAAAAATCATACAGTGCATGTTGTTACAGATAGACATGATGTTATGAAAGATGTGGAAAAGGGTCTTAGTATTATGGCCTGGCTTACGGAAAAACCTTTGACGTGGTATTGGTGGGACCATCCATGGGACCGTTGTCTACCTGCTGGCATCGATCCTGGGCCCGAACATCTGAATGGAGGATGGGCTATTCCTGGTGTTCCCGAAGTACATGTTTATCGCAGAGAAGAGGCATTAAAGGTCATGATTCACGAGTCTATACATGCACTTCTTTTGGATGTAAAACCGGCTCTGGTGGAGCCGGTACGCAATCGTTTTGAAACGTTGTTTGGGCGCCAACTCTGGCCTCACTTGGGTGAATGCTATACAGAACTGATGGCAGAACTCCTATGGTCAGTTGTCCAGGATGTACCCTGGTCATCCCAGAAACAATGTTCTCGCAAACAGGCGGGTCAAGTATGGGCGCGTATCTATGATGCAACGGCAGATGAAAAAACAAATGTGTTTGCATACTATATTTTGAAATGGGTCTTAATGCAGCACGAAGAGGTTTTCCTCGGGCCGAATCATTGTGTGACTCTTTGGTATGACTGGTTTATGGAGTCTCTTCCTGAACTTGAAAAACTCCGTCTTAAATACAAGGACTCTGAGTCTGAATCTATCAGTCTAGCTATGACATGCGTAAAGGATTTCTAAAGGTCATTAAAATTAACTTCAGGCATCTTTTCAGATGAATAATAAGGAACATGATTACTCGATGACTTAGATACTACTGCAATAATCTTAGGATATTGCTTCCTAGTTCTTCCATGTCTCGTATCTTTTCGTAGAAGGACTGTTGCACCAGGATAAACATCCTCAGGTTTTACAGCCATACGTCTATCGGAATTACGGCCAATCTTATATTTCTTAATTCTGCCATTAACATCTACGTTAAACTGATTTTGCTGAACCCCGCGTACACCTACTACCGTACCCTTAAACTGCAAAGGTACATTTGAACTATTAGTTGCACGTCTTTGGTCCTTACGTCTAGTATGTCTGGGCATCTTTCTATTATTCACATATTTTTTAACCAAGTAAAAGGTGAGCTTAGCTTAAACGCAGGGTACCAACAATTAATATATACAAACCATGGGAATTAGAGGTCTATCAGGATATTTAAAGTGGAAGGTACCGGGAGCAAGAAGTACAATAACATGGTCGTCGTGGACAAATAAGAAATGGGCAATAGATGTCTCTTGTCTTTTATACAGAGCCCGTTCGGCTACTCTTGAACCAATTACAGTTATTGCATCGTTGTTGTTTCGTATGCGCCAGGCTCGGATAACTCCCATCTTTGTCTTTGATGGAAAACCGCCGGCATCTAAGTCAGATGTTCTTGATCAGCGCAGAGGCCAACGCGACCAGGCCCAAAAAGAGATTTCTGAACTTGAACACATCCTAGATGTTAGTGCCATGTCACACATGGACAAGGCTATGACTGAAAAACGGATTGCGGATTTAACGGCTCGCAATCCGACTGTAACCAGTTCTGACAAGGACTTGATTAAACAACTCTTATATGGTGCAGGAGTCTTGTTTGTGTCGGCTTCTGGAGAAGCTGATGATTTGCTGGGTTTCTTAGCTAGGACCGGTGTGGTCCAGGCAGTAGTATCTACAGACATGGACATGTTAGGCCGTGGTGTTCCTGTATTAATTGTTCCTGAGACTCCTGATACTTCTGTTCTCACTGAAATTGATACGGAGATTATTCTTGATTCGTTGGGTCTATCTTATGATAAATTTGTTGATGCGTGTATCTTAATGGGCACTGATTATACAGGTAGTACATTTGTTACACGTCCTCCTAACATTGCGGTAAATGCAGTAAGACAGGGTAATCCGTTTAAAGGTCTTGATATGTCTTTGATAGCATCAGCTACAGCTGGGCTTAAGGGAGACGGAGCTACTCTGGAAACACTGTTGAATCCGGTTCAACTTGCAAAGTTTCAGAGTGGACCTCCACCGAGAGAATCTGAGACATTGGCCCGTATGGCAACTGAATATGGCTGGCCACCCGCTTGGATTCTATTTTAATTCATGGCATACTTCCCATGATTCTTTGTTGCGCAACATTTCTAGAAAATTAAACTCGTCTGTTGTAACTACCAGGGTTTCATTAGAAGTCAGATTTCCTGTACCATAATTGTATAGGATGTCTCCTATCTTTTTTCTCCAAAGATGACCATAATATGTTACGTTAAGTTTTAGTTCTAAGTCAATCGCTTCTCTTTCATTCAAAATGAAAGAAGTGTTTGAATCGGTAACTGTCAACATATAAGACATTAATTTTAGATATTCTTTATATACTGATTTTTGCCCATAAATGGGCAAAAAGTATTGTCAATTGACTTGGGACGCTCTTTTTTCATCTCGTTTACGAGATGAAAAAAAACGGTCCCTCGTTCTACAGCAGGGCTGTAGAACTTGGACTGATTTTTATTAGTTCGTA